ATGAAAAAACATAAAGATTTAAGCGTTGCCACAATTCTGTTAGTGGTATCACTAGCCATTAACGTGACCACTGTTCTACGAGTGGTTAACCGACCTATCGAGACAGTGGTGATCCATAAAGCTGATAATGCCGTTGAGTTGCATGGCAAGGTAACTGGAAATCTACGGTCGGGAAACTCTACACGCTCGATTGTGGGGCTTATGGTAAGTTCCTTGTCAGCAAGGAGCAGTATGATAGCGTGAACGTTGGGGATGATATCCCGAGCTATTTAAGAGGACGTGGCTCATGAACGTGAAATACAAATATTCAGGACTGACCAAGGAATTATATCAACGGCTGGTCAGTGAGCATGCAGCACTGAGAGGGGCGCACAAAAAAGGCACCTATAAGCAGTTTTTCCAAGAGGTGCGACAGTGCAGTGAAGTACAAGCTCGCATCATTTACCAAGCGTTTAACAGTGCAGTCGTTGAACGTGCGAGGATATCGCCAGCGACAGTCGATAGACTAGAAGGCATTATCTCCGATGAACTATTCGACGACCTTCAAGATTACCTGTCTACGCACTATACAAGAGGAAAAACCACACGCCCAGTGTTGGATAAAATCAACGCAGGACTGCCAGGGGAGCTATTCAAGCGTTTCCGTGAGGAAGTGGAAGAACTACGCAAGAAACACCCTAACAACCTAAATGGCTATATTAGAGAGGTTAAAGAGTGCGACCAGAAAAATGCTAACAGAACCCAAAACGCCCTCAATCTGTGCTATGCGGAAAAAGCTGCCCTAACACCGTTGAAGGTAATTCAAATGGAAGGACTACTTTCGAGAGAGTTACTAGGTGATATGGCTAGATATGTCTTCAATAAATACGAATGGCCTGACAGACTAGACAGCGAAGTTGATCGCATAACCCTAGAATATCGAACTAAGGGCGAGTTAGGTCGTAAAAAACCCAGCGTTAAACGTGCATTATACACAGCATTAGCGTTAGGCGTGTAGCTAGAACGGTTTACGAGGGTTCGACTCCCTTGCTAGCTATTGTCTGTCAAAATATCCAAGAGACACTTTTTTAACACCGTCGAGCTGACAGACCTCGACATCAAAAATCCAGTAAATAATAAGTTATAGAATCGAGGAATCCTTTTTATTTTTTTCAATCCTAGCCTTGCATTGCTGGTGGCATGGCTAAATCTAATGCAAGGGAGGTGGTATCCTAATTCTTCTTTATTCTTGTATAAAAAAAGAACCGACACAATGGCCGGCACTCTCTGAAAGTCAACACTACTATTATACCAGAGAGGGCAGAACAATGCTATTGCCGGAAATTGATGAAAAAGCAACTATCAAACGTTGCAAGCGCAAACTTCGAGAATATCCACGCTGGCGAGAGATTGCACACGATGGCGCTGAGCAGAAGATAACACAGGAATTTACCTTCATGCCACGAGGTGGTAGCGGTGTGAATAGACCAGTGGAAAATATTGCAGTCAGACGTGTCGATGCGATGAGCGAGTTAGAAGCTATAGAACAAGCAGTTAGTGGTCTATACCGTCCAGACTATCGCAGAATACTGATAGAGAAATATCTAGCTTATCCACCCAAACCAAATTGGCAAATTGCCCAAGCAATCGGTTTCGAAAGGACAGCCTTTCAAGAATTGCTAAATAACGCTATCTTAGCTTTTGCAGAATTGTATAGAAATGGTCAATTAGTCGTAGAACGTTGATATTTCGGTATTTTGACGGATAAAGCACGGTATCTTACAAGTGTTTAAAGTGGTATTATTATATTATCGAAGAAAAACGGAGACAACTCATTTTGTGGGTTGTCTTTTTTGATTACGCAACGAAGGAGGTGGACATATTGGGCTAAATCAACGACAGAAACTATTTGCGGACGAATACTTGATTTCTGGTGTTGCTTATAATGCAGCATTGAAGGCTGGGTATTCTGAGAAGTACGCTAAGAAGTTCTCGCATAAGCTATTGGAAAATATGGGAATCAAGGCTTATATTGACGAACGACTGAAAGAGCTTGAGAAGAAGAAGATAGCGAAACAAGACGAAGTTATGCAAGTCTTCACTTCAATATTGAGACAAGAGCTGACAGAGGAAGTCGTTGAGCTTAATTCTATGACCGGTCAATTTGTTAAGACCGAAAAACCTCCGTCCATTGCTGAAGTAATTAAAGCTGGTAGCGAACTGATGAAACGATATCCAACGGCTAAACAGTCCGAGAAATTGGAACTTGAAATCAGAAAGTTAAGAGAACAGCTTGATAGTGGTATTGAAGGCACAATGAACCTCAATATTGTCAACGCATGGGAGGATATCCCAGATGGCAACGATTGATATTCAGAAGAACGTTAACCCTAACTTTAAGGTCGTTTGGCAGTCTAACAAGCCTTATAACGTGCTGAAGGGTGGTCGTAACTCTTTCAAGTCCTCGGTTATCGTGCTGAAGCTCGTCTATATGATGATTAAGTACATTATGAAAGGCGAAAAAGCTAACGTGGTAGTCATTCGGAAAGTAGCAAATACGATCCGTGATAGCGTGTTTAATAAGGTTCAATGGGCCATTAGTCTATTTGGTCTGGATAATCAGTTTAGAGCGACTGTAAGCCCGTTTAAAATAGTTCACAAGCGTACTGGTTCGACATTCTATTTCTACGGTCAAGACGATTTCCAAAAGCTGAAATCAAATGATATCGGTAACATTATCGCCGTGTGGTATGAAGAAGCGGCTGAGTTTAACGACGCTGAGGACTTCGACCAGTCTAACGTCACATTCATGCGGCAGAAACACGATAAGGCTCCCTTTGTTCAGTTTTTCTGGTCGTACAACCCGCCTAGAAACCCATATAGCTGGATAAACGAGTGGTTTGAAGACATCAAGACTAACGAGAACTATCTGGCACACTCAAGCACCTATCTTGATGATAAGCTGGGCTTTGTAACGGAACAAATGCTTGAGGATATAGAGCGTATCAAACAGAATGATTACGACTACTATCGCTACCTTTATTTAGGTGAAGCGGTTGGTCTAGGTAACCAAGTGTATAACATGAGTACATTTCACGCTATCGACAGCTTACCGACAGACGATAGACTTATCGGGATTTCATTTGCAATGGATACAGGGCACCAACAATCAGCTACAGCTTGCGGTGCTTATGGACTTACTGCAAAGGGCAATGTGATTCTGTTAGATACATTCTATTACAGCCCAGCCGGTCAAGTAGTTAAAAAGGCACCGAGTGAGTTGACTGTCATGGTTAGCAATTTCATTGACAAGGTACTCAAACAGTACCGAGTGCCAAAACTGAGAATGACAATCGATAGCGCCGAGGGTGCTTTGAGAAACCAATACTTTAAGGATTTTGGCGAGCGGTGGCATCCAGTTGCTAAGAAGAAGAATCAGACCATGATTGACATGGTTATCAGTCTACTAGCTGAGGGGCGCTTCTACTACCTCGACATACCAGCTAACAAGATATTCTACGAAGAACACAAGATGTATCGCTATGATGAAAAGACGATACATTCTGATGATCCGAAAGTAATCAAAGAGGATGACCACTGTTGCGACTCTATGAAATATTTTGTCTTAGATAACGCTAGAGAACTAGATTTAAAAGCTTAAAAGGAGCTACTAATGGGAATCATACAAACCATTAAGAATATCTTCAAAAGGAGTAATTACGTGATGACTAACCAAAGTCTAAACAGTATCACCGACCACCCAAAAATTGCTATCTCACCCGAAGAATACAATCGTATCATGGATAATCTCAGATACTTTGCTGGTGCTTTTGACCGTGTTACCTATCGAGACAGCAATGGGGCACAAGTTAAGCGAGACTTCAACCACTTGCCTATTGGACGTACAGCGTCGAAGAAGGTAGCCAGTCTTGTATTCAATGAGCAAGCTACGATACAAGTCGATAACGAGGTGGCCAATGAGTTTATCAATGAGACGCTTAAAACTGACAGATTTAGCAAGAACTTTGAGCGCTATCTGGAATCATGTTTAGCTCTCGGTGGGCTTGCTATGCGTCCTTACGTCGATGAAGACCGTGTCAGAGTGTCATTTGTGCAAGCACCAGTCTTCTTGCCACTGCAATCAAACACGCAAGATGTATCAAGTGCCGCAATCGTTACTAAAACACTCAAGACAGAAGGCCAGAAAGTAAAATACTACAGTCTTATCGAATTCCATGAGTGGACTAAGGACAGCTACACAATCAGCAATGAGCTATACGAATCTGAATCTAAAACTCGTATTGGTCAACGTGTACCTCTATCAATGCTATACGAGGATTTAGAGGAAACAGTCACGTTAAACGGACTCACAAGACCGTTATTTACGTACTTGAAGCCCCCTGGAATGAATAACAAGGACATTAACAGTCCTCTAGGCTTGTCCATCTTTGACAACGCTAAGACTACGATGGATTTTATCAATACCACCTACGATGAGTTTATGTGGGAAGTCAAAATGGGTCAGCGTAGGGTCGCAGTGCCTACCCAAATGATTAAGACTGAGTATGATTCTACTGGTGAGAAAGTGACAGTCAAACGTGAGTTTGAAACAGGCCACAATGTCTACGAGCAATTCGATAGCGGTGATATGGACAAGGGTATCGGTATTACTGACCTCACCACTGACATCCGCTCGGATGACTATATCAAGGCTATCAACAAGGGACTGAGCTTGTTTGAAATGCAACTAGGTGTGTCCGCTGGTATGTTTAGCTTCGATGGCAAGAGCATGAAGACTGCTACTGAGGTCGTATCAGAGCAATCAGACACGTATCAAATGCGCAACTCTATCGCTACTCTTGTAGAGCAATCATTGAAAGAATTGGTAATTTCAATCCTAGAGATTGCTAAAATCTACAATCTCTACACTGGTGAGATTCCAACAATGGATGAGATTAGCGTAGACCTCGACGATGGAGTATTCACTGACCGAAACGCTGAGTTTGATTACTGGTCTAAGATGGTAGCTGCCGGTTTTGCACCTAAGACAATGGCCATTGAAAAGACCCTTAATGTCACTGAGGAGCAAGCCAAAGAGCTTTATCAAGCCATCAATGATGAAACTATGGTAAGCGCTGATAGCTTTAGGACTAGCGACGAGGTCGACATCTACGGGGAGTGATAGGATATGGCTAAGAAAAAGCGTATCAAACTAAACGACCAGCAATTAATGTTGATGGCTGATAATGTTTCAGACATCTACCGTCAATTATGTAATGACTTATTCGATAATGTGGTTGAACGATTACATGACCGAGGGACTTATTACCTTGACCAACAGCCTTATCTTTGGCAATTAGAAAAGATGGCTGATGTCGGAATGTTGAATAACCACAATATCAAACTGATTGCTGAATATTCTGGTATTGCTGAAAAGCAAATCAGATACATCATTGAAAATGAAGGGTATCAAGTCTATAAGGACACTCATGCTCAGTTAAATTCTAACGCTTATAGTTATCAAGTTATGAAAGACCTTATCAGCTACTCTAATCAAGCTATTCATGACATCCATAATCTTATTAATACGACCTTGCCAAAGAGCGTGCAAGCTACTTACAAGGACATTATCGAGACGACTGTCGCCAAGGTAATCACTGGTATGGCAACACCTCAAAAAGCCCTTGACGAAACGATAATGAAGTTTCAAGAGCGAGGTTTCTATGGCTATACTGACAGAGCTGGACGAAGACAGAGGGCTGACGCTTACGCTAGGACAGTCATTAAAACGACCGCTAGGCGCACATTCAATGAAATGCGAATGAGACCAGCTCAAGAGCTAGGGATTGATACCTTTTATTACTCGATTAAGGCTGCGGCTCGTGAAATGTGTGCACCTCTCCAAAATCAGATAGTTACCACAGGCAAAGCTAGGACTGAGGAAGGTGTTAAGATATTTGCTCTTGATGATTATGGCTACGGTAAGCCCGGAGGGTGTCAAGGAGTAAACTGTGGACACACTATGATTCCTTTTATTCCCGGTGTCAACTACATGCCAGACATTGACGACGATTTGAAAGGTCTGACTGAAGAACAAGCTATCGAGAACGCTAATGTCCAGAGCAAACAACGAGCAATGGAACGAGCCATTAGAAGCACAAAAGAGCGTCTACACGTTGCCGAAGTCATGCACAATGATGAATTAACCGGTAAATACAAAACAAGGCTTACAGAGCAGAATAGAGCCTTGAAATCGTATGTTGATAAACACCCATTTCTATATCGTGATAGAGACCGTGAGAAATATCACAAAGACCCTATCGCTATTGGTAGATTGGCAAAAAATAGAAAGATGGTGATCTAATTCTTGACTCGTAGGAACAGACTACTTAAAAAAACCGTATCAATTTGATGCGGTTTTTGTTTTTGCCCTGGAGCATGGCGTAAAACTGTCTAATTCAGTCCCTTGGACGTAAAACAAAGGAGTTTTAAACATGAGTTTGAAACGAGACATGTTAGTTGAAGCTGGTATCACAGATAAAGCAGTTATCGATTCCTTAATGAATGCGTACGGTTCTGGGATTGAGAATGCCAAAGCACAAGCTAAGTCTGAGTTGCAAGCTGAAAACGACAGCCTCAAGCAACAACTAGAGCAACAAAGCCAAGCTCTCAACGACTTGCAAGCCAAAGAGGGGGCGAGTGATGAACTCAAACAACAATTGACGGACTTACAAGCTAAATTCGACACTTACAAGTCAGAGAATGAAGCTAATCTTGCTCAAGTTACCAAATCTAACGCTATTCGCCTAGCTTTGAAGGATGTGGATGCTCACAATTCGGATGACCTTGCTAAATTCATCAACTTTGACGAAATCGAGCTTGATGAAGCTGGAAAACCTAAACTAGACAAGGTCATTAAGGGATTGAAAGAAACAAGCCCATATCTTTTCAAGCAAGAAGAACAAGCGGCACAACCTAAAATCTTTGCTGGTGGCAATCCATCTGCTAGTCAGAATGGGCTCACTAAAGAAGATTTTAAACGCATGGGAATCAATGAGCGTCAAGAACTCTTTGATAAAGACCCAGAACTCTATCAACAACTGAAAGGATGAATAATCTATGGTTCTAAGAACTACTACGACTGCACAAGTCATTAACCCACAGGTAATGGCTGATATGGTATCAGCTAAATTGCCTAAACTTATCAAATTCACACCGCTTGCAGTGGTTGAAACTACTCTTGTAGGTCGTCCAGGGGATGAGCTTACAGTCCCACAATGGACATATTCTGGTGATGCCACTGAAATCACTGAAGGTCAATCAATTCCAATCGACCAACTCGGCACTAAAGAAACAAAAATGAAGATCAAACAAGCTGGGAAAGCTATTGAGATTACTGATAAAGCCGCTTTGGTTGGGCATGGGAATGTCTACGGTGAAGCAACTAACCAGATTACATTGGCTATCGCTAACAAGGTTGACAACGACATCGTTGAGGTTGCTAAAACTGCGACTCAAAACATCACTGAGGCTCCAGTTTCAGTAGCTAACATCGACAAAGCCTTGGAAATCTTTGCGGATGAAGAAGACGCTCGCTACGTTGCCCTTATCAACCCTAAAGACGCTATCAAATTGCGTGCTGACGCTGGCCAAAATTGGTTGAAAGGCTCAGAAGTGGGCGCTGACGTTGTCGTTTCTGGCACATTCGGTGAAGTGTCTGGCGTGCAAATCGTACGTACTAAGAAAGTTGACGAAGGAAAAGGCTTCCTCGTTAAAGTCTCATCACTTCAAACTGACACAGACGACGATGCTAAATATGGTGCATTCGTTATCAACTTGAAACGTGATGTCATGATTGAGAACGACCGTGACATCTTGAAGAAAACTACTGTTTATTCTGGTGATGAATACTACGGTGTTTATCTCTACGACGATTCTAAAGTCGTTAAATTCGGAGGTGCTTAATGGGTATGCTAATGCGTCGTCATTACAACGGCGAGCAAGCACAAGCAGCACCCGTTAAGAATGACCAAGTAGAAGTGGACGAAACACTTGAAAACAAGACCGTTTCTGACTTGCGAATCATCGCACAACAACGAGGCTTGACTGGTGTTTCATCACTAACAAAGGCAGAGCTTTTAGACCTCCTAAAATAGCAAAGGGGGTGGTTGAATGACATATTTAACCGAAACAGAATTTTTGAAACTTGGTTTCGATGATGTAGAAGATTTTGAAACGCTATCAGCTAGAGCTAGTCTCGTCGTTGATGCCTATATCAAAAACTTCTACGACTTTACCGACTTTGAGACAGATTTCGAGCCCCGCAAGAAAGCTGTTAAGAAAGCAGTCGCTTATCAAATCGCTTATCTTGATTCAAGCGGCATTATGACCGCCGAGGATAAGGCCTCACTAGCAAGCATGACCGTCGGACGTACTCATGTAAGCTATCAGAACGGCTCTAAATCGTCCAACGGTGGTCAGAGGTATAATCTATCTCTTGACGCTCTAAACTGGCTAACATTGGCTGGATTTGGCTGTAAGGCGGTGGGCTATGATAGATAAACGCATGTTAGTTGATACTGTCACGATTCAAAAACCAACGGGGGGAAAGGACGGTTGGGGAAAAGTAATATATGATGAGCCCAAAACTCTTAAACCCGTTAGATTTGATAGGTCGGTATCTCACACTGGCAGTGGTCAGAATCGAAGTGAGAATAATTTCTCAGTCCTCATGGTCTATCCGAAATACACACCCATTGAGTTGGATGATAGTTGGTTGAATGGCCGAGTTAACGATAACAATCGAGACTATATCATTCGCAAGATTATCCCTCAGTATCATCCGTTTAAGCATACGATTATTTGCTACGAAGTAGAGGTGATTTGATGGGTGCTGACGTAACTATCAAGGTAGACTTGCAGGGGCTTGAAAAGAAATGCAGTCCTGAAGCAGTCAGACGTGGTCAGATTGCCATGAGTAATCAAATGCTCTTGGATATGAACAAGTACACACCAGTACAGTCTGGACACTTGAGAGGTAGCGGGCACTCTAACGTTGATACGTTGGTATGGTCAACACCTTACGCAAGAATTAGGTTCTACAATCGTAGACTGAAGCTGTTCTTCTCAGAGAAACAACGTAAGTTTTTCTTTGCCAATAAGGATAGACTGCTAGCACAGAAACCAAAGCCTGGCACTGGTGGGCGATGGGACAAAAAAGCCGCTGCTAAACACAGCAAGCAGTGGGGACAAGTAGCAATCAGAGCAATGGGAGTTAAATAGTGAACGACAACGATTTTTCAGAAGTTCTCAGAGACTTCATTAATACGCTTGGACTACCGTTAAAATGCAAACTTGATTATCTTTCAGAAGACGAAAGCCTTTCAGTCTATCCCTTGCCGGGTGGCAAAGTGGAAGACGAAGACATGGCTGGTACCCAGATTCTATCGCTACCTTATGAGATAGCCATTAAATCAAAGGACCAACAAATGCTAAATGCTATTCTTTGGAAGATAAACACTGAGCTTTCCAAAATCGGATTTGAGTTACCAAGTAAAAACAATTCATACACATTCTTAGCCTTGACCGTCGAGACACCGAGCTTAAACGATGCCGACGAGCAGGGCTTTTATATTTACTTGCTTGACCTACAGGCAAGACTAGAAGTAGAAAGGAGCCTTAATTAATGGCTAAATTTAAAAATGCGATTCGCAAACACTATATCGCACCTTACGACCCAGAGAATCCAGATAAAGTCCCAACAGAGGACAAATACATGTGGATTGCCAAGGGTATCAAAGAATCTGCACCAGAAAACGACGCAGAAGACGATGACGTAGCATACTTCGACGGTGACGGAACTAAAGAAAAAGTTATCACATCGAAATCACGAGGTCGTTCATTCGAGGGACACCGTGACTATGCTGATAAAGCTCAAAACTTTGTCGTAGATAAAGAAGATGCCGTAGCTGATGATCTCATCGTTTGGTACAAGGAAGTTACACCGGACGGTAAATCATACAAGGAAGGTCTTGCACGACTTTCTGAGATTGAAGTTGGTGACGGTGAAGCGTCTGAGCTTGAAACTATCAAATTCCAAGTCAACTGGTCTCGCACACCAGAGAAGCATGAAATCACGTCAGCAACTACTGGCCGTGCAGCTTCTGGACCTACTGGCACACCAGTAGCCGCTTCACCGGGAATCGGTGGATAATCACTAATTAAATAAACAAAGATAAGACAACTAAGAGGGTGGGGTTTAGCCCTTACCCTCTTTTTTTCGTATTAAAGGAGAAATAACAACATGGTAGTAATTAAAAAACGTAGCAATGTAATTCCGGTAGATTTCGGTGAGTTCCAACTTAATTTCCCATTATCAGATAGCAATCTAAAACGTATGGAAGAAGTCGGTAAAGATTTGGAAGCTAAAAGCATGATTATCCAAGACACAGACAACAAAGAAGCCATTGATGCGTCAAAGGGTTTTATTGAAGATGCTTTCAAACAAATCTTTAACGATGAAGAAGCGTTTAAGCTTGTCTATGCGTTTGCTGGTGAATCAACAAGTATCGCCATGTTTTATCTGGTTGAAACTATCAACGGGATTCGTTCTGAGTTTGAGAATCAAAACTCAAAGGCAGCCTTCGATAAATATTTGGCTGAGTAATCATGTTAGACCTATCACGAAAACTAACAGATACGTTAGTAATCGATGATGAAGAATTTCCTCTTAATCTGTCCTTTGATAACATTCTACGCCTCTTTGAGATGTGGCAAGATGCAGAGGTCCCAGAGTTTGTTAAGCCTCACTTTGGTATCCGTATTTTGACCGGTGAGACTTTAGAGGACTTCACTGTCGAAGAGATGTCAGAGATATTTAACGAGGTCTTTGAAGAGCATATCAGCCTTTCAACAGTCGAGGACAACCATGTCGAGTACGATTTGGCTGGTAATCCGATGAAGACCACAGCAAGCGACGATACGAAACAAAGGGCTCCTTATGATATTCGATATGATGGTGACTATATCTATGCTTCGTTCATGCAAGCTTACGGCATTGACCTATTCGATATGCAAGGTAAGCTTCATTGGCGTAAATTCAACGCTCTACTGTCTGGGCTACCAGAGGGCACGAAGTTGATGGAAGTTATCAAAATTCGTAAATGGAAGCCACAAAAGGGCGACTCAGCAGAGTACAAAGAGGAAATGCGTAGGCTTCAGAAAGATTATGCTCTCCCTAACGAAGTAATCGAGGAAGATGAAGAATACGAAGAAGAATTTTAGAAAGGAGGGATAATCTATGGCAGATGGTACAGTCACCATCAAGGCGTTGTTTGACGGCAAAGACGCTGAAAGTGGGGCTAAACGTATCAAGAGCTCACTAGAAGGGCTTAAGAGCTCAGCTGGTAAGGTTGGTTCGGTGTTCAAGTCTGTTCTGGGTGCTAACTTAATCGGCGGCGCTATCATGGGCGGTATTAGTGCCCTTGGTAATGGTATGAAGTCGATGGTCGGGGAACTTAACAGCTCGACCAAGGCATGGAAAACTTTTGAAGGCAACATGCAACAGATTAACATGCCAACCGACCAGATTAAGCAAGTCAAGGGCGAGTTGCAAGATTTCGCTACTAAAACCATCTATTCAGCGTCCGACATGGCCAGCACCTACTCACAGTTAGCAGCCGTTGGAACGAAGAATACAACAGAACTCGTTAAGGGGTTTGGTGGTCTTGCAGCAGCGGCAGAGAATCCGCAACAAGCCATGAAGACCTTGAGCCAACAAGCAACTCAAATGGCGGCTAAGCCTAAGGTTCAATGGCAAGACTTCAAACTCATGCTAGAACAAACGCCTGCAGGTATTGCGGCCATTGCGAAAGAGATGGGCATGAGTACCGCCGAAATGGTGCAAGCTGTCCAGGACGGTAAGATCAAAACTGAGGACTTCTTTGACGCTATCGCTAAGGTTGGGAATAACGACACTTTCAGTAAGATGGCCACAGAGTTCAAGACTGTTGACCAAGCAATCGATGGGATGAAAGAGTCCCTAGCGAATAAGCTAATGCCACAGTTTGAAAAGCTCAATCAGATTGGTATCAAGGCAGTTGTTGGGCTTACCGATGCATTAGAAAGAGTTGATATCAACGGAATTGCTGACAAGATTGGCAGTGGTTTGTCTTCACTTTGGAAAGGCTTTGCAAATACTGGAGCTTTGAAAAATCTGGGTGCAACGTTCACTTACATTAGCAGCTCTATCCAACAGCTTTTCAGCAAGATTGACAGCAGTAAGCTCATGCAGGGCATTGGTTCGGTGTTCGGTGACATTGCTAATGGTATCTCGCAAGCTCTAAATATTGCCACTACGTCAGTTAGAAGTTTCATCAGCTCGTTTGCTGATACAGGGGCTTTCCAATCATTCAAAGCGGCAGTGCAAGATACTTGGAACGCCCTTAAAACTATCGGTTCATCATTCGGCGAGGTGCTGGGTAGCTCACAAATGCAGTCAATCATTTCAGGGATTGGCTCAGCACTTGGAACGCTTGTAAACTGGATATCTCAAGTTATTTCAGCGATTTCTAGGTTTATCAGTGCAATTCCGCCGGGAATCCTAAACGGTATCACTAGCGGTATTTTGGCAATGGTAGCAGCGTTTATGACCGCTAAGGCTGGTATTTCAGCGGTAGGCATTGCGATGAAAGGGTTGAACTTCCTTAAAAGTCTTAATCCGTTTAAAAAGTTCGGAACGGAAGCGGCGGCAGGTATGGCCCAAGCTGCTACTAGTGCAAGTAGTGGCAAGAGCAAGATTGCCCAAGTGTTTGAGAGTATCGGTGGCGTGATTAAAAACACTGGTTCAGCAATATCACAAGCTGCCAAAGGTATCGGAACAGGTATCTCTACAGCATTTAAGGGAATTGGTACAGCTATCAATATTGCCTTGCAAGGTTTGAGAGGGTTAAACCCAGCCACCTTGCTTTCGTTCGGTGCTGCCGTAGCTGTTGCCGCAGTCGGAATCGGTGCAGGTATTGCATTGATTGTGGCTTCGTTCTCGCTACTCGCAAGCCACGCAAGCGGTGTTTCACAGATTATCGGTTCTATTGGTTCAGCGTTCGGAACTGTCGTTGAATCAATCGGTAAGGCAGCAGGGTCTATCGTTGAAGCCTTTGGCACGGCATTCGGTATCGTCATTAAGGCAGTCGGTGAAGCAGCACCGGGTCTAGCCAAACTTTCGCCACTCGTTGAAGCTATCGGCACTGCTCTAGGCAATGCAGCTCCAGCGATTACAGCGTTTGGGAATGCTTGGACTTCCATTTTAGGAACGCTACCGGCTATCATCGGGGCATTTAGTGGGCTAGCTTCTGCTCTAGGCTCAGCAATTAGCCAAGTAGTCACAGCAGTAACTCCGATTATTCAAATCATTGGTAATACTATAACGGCAGTAACTCAAATCATCGCTAACGCTATCGTGGCAATCGCACCAGTTATCGCGAATTGTATCGTCCAAATCGTTAGTGTGTTAGCGTCTCACGCTCCACAGATTGCAATGGTTCTACAAGTAATCGTGCAAGCTATTCAAGCAACGGCACCGGTCATTATGACATTGATTCAAGGCATTGTGACAGTCGTTCAGACAATGGCACCAGTCATTAGTCAAGTGATTTCAGCCATCGTTACAGTTGTCCAAACTCTTGCACCAATCATAAGCCAAATCATTTCAGCGATTGTTACAGCAATTACTCAAATCGTACCTATCATCACGGCAATTGGTGGTGTAATTAGTGCTGCTTTTAGTGGTATTGCATCGGTTGTGTCAGCGGCAGGGATGGCAATCGCTACGGCTGCAATGGGTATCGGTACGGCTATCAGTACGGCCCTAAGTGGTGTGGCAAGCATCATTAGTGCTACTGGTAGCGCCATTGGTGCAGCATTGCAAGGCATTGCTAGCGTAGTGCAATCAGTCGGAACATCAATCAGCACAGCGGCAGAAGGTATCGGAAACGGCATTAAGTCAGCGTTTGAAGGTATTTCAAGCGTTATTACTTCCGCCGGTAGTGCAATTAGTAGTGTATTGAATAGCTTGGCTAATGTCTTCAATTCCATCGGTACTGCAGCACAGAAAGCCGGCTCTGGATTCAATCAGCTTGCTAATGGTGTTGTTAAAATCACCAATACTAACCTCGGAGACATGGCTGCATCTCTTGCAGCAGTCGCTAAAGGTGTCGGTTCGATTGGTAACAATTCAGCCGGTTTAGCTCAAGCTGGAACTGGTATGACTAAGCTTGGAGACGGTATGAGTAAGGTGTCTAGTTCAGCATCTAGTGCTGTATCTGGATTGACATCTTTCTCAAGTACGATTACAAGTATTCAATCGTCATTCACGAACTTACAATCATTGCTAACTACAGCAGGGACAGCATTCGGTACGTTCTCAAGCCAAGCTAGTCAATCGTTAGCTGGTTTGACGGCTATTGTAGCTCCTATCACAGCTTTTAGAACGCAAATCATGACACTAGCACCAGCCTTGATGGTTGCTGCTACTGGTTTAACTCAGTTCAGTACAGTTTCAATGACATTGACTGCTAGCATGACTTCTATCAGTTCAAGCATGACTATGCTAACTACTAGCTTAACGATGTTAGCTACTCAGTTAACTATGATCACTACGAGCATGACCATGATGGCTACTAGCTCAACCATGCTAGGGACTAGCTTAACGCTTGTAGGTACACAATTCATGATGATTGGTACTTCACTAACCATGCTAAATACTCAATTCATGATGTTTGCCACTAGCTTAATGCAAATGACATCACAGCTCATGATGGCAGGTTCAGCGGTTACCATGTTTAGCTCTCAACTTATGACTGCTCAAACTGGTTTCAGTATGGTTTCCATGATGGCTACCATGGTATCTAGTCAGCTTGCTATGCTTGCTAGCTCAGCCCAAATGGCAGGAGCCGGCCTTGCAATGGTAAGTGCTCAAGTCATGATGTTAGCTAGCGTATTCGCTACAGTCGGAGCGGCGGCAATGACATTACAGGCTACGATGATGTCACTAGGTATGGCAGTTAGTGCTGGCATGATGTCAGCAGTCCAAGCGGTAACGTCTGGTTCTATGCAAATGACCGCAGCTCTACGTTCTAGCGGTACACAAATGGTTGCCAGCACACAAGCCTTCATGAATCAGATCGTCTCAGCAGTCCGAAACGGCATGAACCAAGTCGTTGCTGCCATTCGTGCCGGTGGTGCTCAAATGGTTTCAGCCATGCAAGCTAGCGGACAGCAATTAGTTGCAGTTACGCAAGCAGCGGTCAACCAAGCAGCAGCCGCAGCTAGAGCCGGTTATGGAGCTTTCTTCTCAGCCGGTGCTTACATGGGTCAAGGTCTTGCCGCTGGTCTGATGTCAGCTCTTGGAGCAGTTACAGCAGCAGCTAACGCCTTGGTGGCACAAGCGGAAAGAGCGGCACAAGCTAAAGCCAAAATTCACTCACCATCACACCTCTTCCGTGACCAAGTCGGTTGGTATATTGGTCTTGGTATCGCTCGAGGTATCGACGAATCAGCACCAGAGGTTGCTAATAGCTTGGACTTCATCCGTGACCAAGTCAATGGTTTCAATGTTCGAGCTAATGCGATGCTTACGGGTGCTACTTCAAACATGGCTAGTCAGCTTAAGATGGAAGTTTTGCGAGATAAAACGCCAGACGCTACTATCTCAGCACGTCAAGAAGCCTACGCTGCACACTCGGCTGGTTTGCTTAATGATGTGATTGACGCTCTTGTAGACGTCAAAGAACAGATTGCACAAGGTCAAAACATGGTGCTTGATACTGGTGCATTGGTCGGTGGTACGGTTAATAACTTTAACAGCGCCATTGATACGATCAAAACACTGAAAGGACGACACAGATTATGATTACTAAAATCAAAGAATATATAGCGTTTGGCGATTTTAATAGTCGTGACGCTGGTTGGTACCTACAGAAACGTGAAGCACCTACCCCAGACGAGAAAGAGATTGTCGAGTCTATCCCATTCATGCAAGGGGTTCTTGACTTCTCTAGTGTTTTGGGTGAGCGTGTTTTCGAGCCTAGAGAAATCACATACGAGTTTAAGCTACCATTTACGGAGTATGAAGACCGCAAAACCGCAGAGCGTATGATTAAGTCTCAAATGGTCACTAAAACAGAGCGGAAACTATTTGATACGCATGACCGACGCTATTATTGGATGGGCAAGATTAAGCACATCAAAGTGGCTGATGATCCGATTAAGAAAAATCTAGTTGCTACTATCGTGTTTAAGTGCTATCCGTTCGCCTTCCACGAGCACGACTACTTTGATGATGTATGGGACACCTTCGATTTTGAAAATGACGACTCAACATGGACTAAATGGCAACTTGGATATACACGTTCAGAAAAGACCATCTATTTCGTCAATTCTGGTGATACATCTATCAGTCCAGTTATTTATTGTGATGAAGACATCACTTTGACGGATTCAGAGGGCGTGATTTACAACCTCAAGAGAGGTGAAAATAGGGAGTTTGCATTGACACTTTATCAAGGAATTAACTATTTTAAAGCCAAAGGCAATGGCACAATTGCCATGCACTTTAATAACGAGGTGATGGCATGAGTGCAAGCGGTAAAATCGAAGTATTTAACATTAGTCACACGGGCTACGCCGTCAAGGTTTCAAACCTCAGTAATGACACTGGCGTCAAAGGGGTATTGTTCCCGACATGGAGCAGGAAAACAAACTACTCACCTAGTGCCGGTAAGGAGATAGATCAAGACGATATTATCTGGTATGACGGCGTAGAATGGGGCGGTAACTGGTACTGTACTATTAACGTGTCCGACCACAACAACGAGCATGGGGAGTTTTTGACGCATGTCTATGTGTCGGATAATAACGGGCAACTTGTCGGATTTGGCGGTGAAAAAATCGTCGTTCCAGAACCACCCGAAACCAAACACAAAGGCGGCTATGCGGTGTATTGGTGGAGTGATTTCAACTCACGGCGTTGGGATAAGCTCAATCGAACTACTACGGCACGCAAGACTATTCATGACCCGTACAGCCCAAGAGGTGGGACGGTAATCGTTGGTGAAATCAACCAAGCTCTAAACACCATTCATGAGTTCTCTTTCGCTGTTCCTTTTACGCATCCCTTGTATAACAAAATGGTGCCGTTTAAGTCGATTGTCGAAGTGGTTAACCTCTATGATGGCAAGGTTGAATTTGTGGGCAGGGTTTTGACATCAACAAATGAAATGACAACGAACGGATTCGCTCAGAAAGTGACCTGTGAGGACTTCCTTTCATTTCTTCATGATTCTGCGCAATGGTTCCAGAAATTACCGAACCAAGGAGCAGCCCCTTACTTAACTGAAATTCTAAGGGTTGCGAATGGTGAGGTTGAGGACTACAAACGCATTAATCTTGGCACTTGCACGGTTAACAGTAGGACGGATAAGCCTTGGCGTTATCTGGGCTATGAAAGCACTTGGGATTGTGTCCGAGAACGAATTATCAACAACATCGGGGGTTATTTGACCATCTATGAGCGAAATACTCGCTTATATGTGGATTGGACCGCTCAGATTGGAGAAACCAAAAAATCACCGCTTCAAATTGGTAAGAATATCAAATCAGCAAGCCGTGAGCTTGATTTTGACGGTCTAGCTACTCAAATCATGCCGATTGGTGCTGATATTCAGAAGGAACATCCAGACGAGGACCAGAGCCCCGATGTTACCAGGGAGCAATTGACTATTTGGCACGTCAATAACAATCGAGCTTACTTAGAAGATAAAGAGCTGATGAAAGAGTTTGGTATTATTCGTAAGGCTGTTATCTGGACTGAAATCGATAACCCTAGCGTACTTTTAGCCCGTGGCAAGCAGTATTTGAGAAATCAGAAAATCGCACTCGCCAAATGGACAATCTCAGCGGTAGAGCGTTACTTAATTGATAACCGATATGACAAGTTTGAAATTGGGAATAAACACCCGATTATCAATGCACCACTTTCTGGAATTGAAACTTTGCAAATCTTGGAGAAAAAAATTGATATTCTAAACCCACAGAGTGTTGATTTGACTATCGGTTCACAATCTCAATCACTTTCAGCGTATCAGTTGCAGCTTCAAGAGGCTGAAAACTCTATCGAACGCTTGAAACAGAACACTTCGACAGCGAACAAAGAGAAACGCTTGAAAGCTCTTAAAGACCAACTCGCAGCACTTAAGAATAAACCTAGCCAAGCACCTACAGCCCCAACGGCACCTAATCCACCTAGCTCTAACGCATCAGCGGACGAGATTGCAGCCTATGATAAACAATACGCTGATTATCTCGCAGCTAAGGCTAACTATGATAATCAGTTAGCATCGTACAACATGGACGAGCAAGAGCGTGCAAGGACCATTAAGGACGTAGAAGCTGAAATCGCTAGGCTACAAAAAGAATTAAACGGAGGTAATTAAACATGCCAGAAACTGAAGCAGAGGGACGTTTGAACCTCTATGATGATGTCACGCCCCTAGAAAACACCAAGAATATCAACGTTTTGACCAAGGGTATCCGCAAAAAAACAAGAGGGGCGGATGTTCGAGAAGCTATTGCCACGGCCATCGAGGTAACCTACGCTGACGGAGCTACTAACGGGAACGCCAACATGGAAGTTATCAAAGCTCGAGGTCTTGCCAGCTACCTTGATGACCGTCTCAGCACTATCGAGAACACCTTGAATGGTAAGGCGAGCGCTGAATTCGTTGAAAAGAAATTCAACAAGATTGAATCCAACGCCCCTAAGGCTGTTCTCAATTCGCTATCTGAAATCAGTAGCACTTACCCAAACGGTGCCAATGGTATCGTGGTAGCCAAGGACACCGGCAAATGGTACTACTACGACGAGGGGGCACGCTCTTGGAAAGAGGGTGGTGTCTACCAGTCCCGCGGGCTTGGTGGTAACGAGGTTACTGCTGATAACATCGACTTTGCCCAAGGCATCAAGCAAATGTTAACAGACCGCATCACCGGCACGTTCTGGGTTGAAAACGGCGGAAAGATTATCAGTGACGTAGCTGGTGGATGGAGTCGATTCTTACCGGTCAACATGTACAAGGGCAAGACTTACTACATCGCTGGTGTTCGTGGGGTACTTACTTTCGTAACATCCGTAGATGGTAGTCGTATTATCAAGAAACTAGCTGATAGAGACACTGTGGTTACCACAGAATACACGCCAACAGAAGACTCGATTCTGTACGTATCTGTTCAAAACACAGACCCAAAACCTAAGGTTTTCAACGCATCAGTGGCAGAGTTAGCCGCTGCTAATGTGGATATGAATAACCTCCCAGATGGTTATATTTCGCTCAAAATTCCAAAATTGTCAGTCGATGTCAAGGCCACTGATCTTGACTTTGTAACAGAAATCAAGCAGATTCTTGATGAGAATACGTTCATTCGAGGCAAGTTTTACAACGGCAACGGCCAAGACAAAGCGGATGCGCAAGATTGGGGTGTGTACCCCCCAATCACCTTAAAAAAAGGCGTTAAATACGGCTTGAAAGATGTTCGTGGGGTGTTTACTTACTTCTTAAGCGTTGATAACCGTAAATTGAAACAGTTTTCAACAAAAGATGAATTGATTAGCGGGGATTACACAGCGCCAGAGAACGGTTATTTGTTGATTACAAGACAGCTAAGAGACCCACAATCAAAACTTATTCAAGGTGGACTTTCTAAAGCTTCGTTGCTTAAGAATTTAGATTATGGAACTTCTGCCCTAGAATCTACTGTCAATTTCTTGAGCAACGACAACAATAGCACTCGATTCGGTCAAAAGATTGACGGGATTGACTCGACGCAAAAAACAACAGTCAACAATCTAGCTTATATGTCTCCTGTTGATACATGGTCTAAAACAAAGGGTTTTATCGACACCGTGGATGTCTATGTCAAGGATGCAGGCACGTATAATTTCGCTATCGGTAACATTGACCAAAACCAGTTGATTGTGTCACCTCGAACGTTCACTAAAGAACTCAGTGCAGGCTATAACCGCTTGAGTTTGAGACATGAGAATATCTCTATCTTCTACGGTGAGCAGTTATTCTTTGAATCTAAAGATAATACCGTGTACGCTTCAAAAGGTGAGCAGAACTTGATTCAGGACGCTCAGCATACAACTAGCAATGCTGGGTACGCTGGGAAAATCATGTACCGAACTAACAACGCTATTCCTTTTAGTTACACAGTCGCAGAGGAAAGTGCTAACGAGAAAGTGGAAGACTTAAAACGTACCACTGACAAGCTCGAGCCTATCGTTTCAGAACTTGAGATTTTCAAACGTACACCGATGGTTGTTAGTCCAAATGGTACTAAGTTCCGTCTATTAGTCGATAACAACGGGAATTTATCAACAGT